CCGCCTCTTGTTATCTCTCCTTACAATGAACTGGCGGGAACTGGCGAGAACCAGCCGACAAAAGACCTGCTCAGCGCCTATATTCCAAGATTGGAAACGGCCGGTCGCTCGAATCTGTCCTATGGTCCTCTGGTTGCTAAGTGGGCGGAGACGTACCAAAACATTTGTCTTTTTGAGTGGCAGTTGTTGGCTTTGTCTGGTCAGTTGTCGCACTATGAAAATGGTGACCTGCAGTTCCGTGAATCTTTATGCAGTACGGCGCGTCAGAACGGTAAATCGGTTGGGCTCGGTGCGATGATCGGTTGGTGGCTAACTGACTTTGCTAAGTTGCGCGGCCAGCCTCAAAACATCTTGTCGGTCGCTAACCGTTTGGATCGAGCGGAAGCAATCTTTAATAGCCTGGCTCCGATCCTTGTTGACCTTTTTGGTGCTAAGGCAATGAGGACGTTTGGTCGTAAGTCGGTAACAATGCCGGACGGGTCTATGTGGGAGGTTCGTGCAGCTTCTCCAAATTTGCATGGCGGATCTTATGACTTGATCGTGGTGGACGAACTTTTCAATGTGTCGGAGAAGTGTTTGTCGGAGGCTTTGCGTCCTTCTCAAATTGCTCGCAAGTCTCCTCTTTTGAGTTGCTGGTCCACGGCTGGGGATGAGTCAAGTACGGCCATGATTCATATGCGCGAGACGGCTATCTCGGAGATTGAGAACGGCGAGCAGTCGCGACTGTATTTCGCTGAGTGGTCTATTGGAGATCGGGACTGGCGCGACCCAAATAACTGGGTTTACGCTAATCCTGCGTTGGGTAAAACGATCACGATTGAGGCGCTCCAGGCGGTGTCAAAGAAAGACAGTTTCCTACGTGCTCACTTAAATATGTGGATCAGTAGTCGAGGCAGTTGGCTGGAGGAGGGCGTCTGGGCGTCCTGCAAAATTGAAGGACCGATGCCGGAAGGCGGCGTCCTTGCCGTGGAAATGTCAATGGACACAAACCGTTATGTCGGCGTCAGATCGTCAATGGTTGATGGTGTTGTTACGACGTTTGTTGAGTTCATTGTTGATAACGAGACTGCGTTGTGGACTGAGATTGATCGAGTCATGGCCGACAAACTTGTTGCCCTGGCGATTACTCCGACTCTTGAGATTCATGCACCGTTAGGTTTCCGTCGTCGTATGACCGTGGTCGGTCAAGCGGAATTAATTAAGTTCACGGGTCTTGCGCAAAAGATGATTTTGGAGGGACGCGTCAAGCATTTGGGGCAACTCACTTTGTCGGAACATATGAACCGTGCGGTGCTGCTTAAGACGGGGATGGGTGTCACGCTTTCGCATAAGTCGTCGCCTGGTCCGATTGAGTTGGCGAAGTGTGCAGTGTGGGGCATTGCTCTGTCTAGCAAATATCAGAACCGCGCTAAACCCATCATGGTGGTCGGGTGAACTATTGTGGGTCTGTGGTGGGCAGGTGTCGGGCTTGCCCATCACACCCTAAAGATCGGATATCCCAGTGGGCATTTTCTCTAGACAAGTGACGAAAGCGGCGATCAGTCCTATTGACGAATCCCACAAGGCCGCAGCTGCTGGATCGTATGGCACTTACCAGTCCAATCAGGGCGCAAACTTTATCGGGCAATATTTTGCGTATTACGAAGGCGACGCCCGTAACCGTGCCAACTCCATTCCTACGTTAAGTCGAGCGCGCGACCTTCTCGCTTCAGTTATCTCGTCCACGCAATTGCAGATGTACAACGAAGTTTGGAATGACACAGAAAAAGAAATGGAATGTGTCTATATTGCGCCTCGTTCATGGTTGCGTCAACCTGACCCATCAATCCCGTATGCAACACTGATGGCTTGGACGCTGGACGATCTTCTCTATTACGGCCGTGCATTTTGGTACATAACCAGTCGTACCGCTGACGGTTTCCCTGCATCGTTTACACGACTCCCAGCAGGCTCGGTTAACACTCAAGACCAAGCGGGACCAGTGTGGTTCGCACCTTCAAAAGAAGTGTATTTCCAAGGCGGAATGTTAGACCCAAACGATCTCGTGCAGTTCATCAGCCCCGTTCAAGGAATCATCTATCAGTCGCAAACAGCGATTGAAACTGCGCTTCGTGTTGAACAGTCGCGTTACCGTAACGCCCAGTCGTCGCTTCCGTCTGGTGTGTTGAAGCAGACTGGCGGTGAACCGTTATCGGCTCAAGAACTTGCCGACCTTGCGACCGCTTTTAACTCTGCTCGAGTCAATAACCAGACGGCCGCACTTAATGAGTTTTTGCAGTACGACGAAACTAAAGCGTTGCCGGACAACATGTTGATGATTGAGTCCGCAGACTTCAGCGGAAAAGAAATGTGCAGGCTCGGCAATATCCCCTTCTACCTTGCTGGATTCGACGTAGGCGCCTACCAATATTCTACGTCTGCTGGTGCTCGCGAGGACTTGCTCCTGTTTGGTGCACGTCAATATCTGGACTGTGTGTCGCAAACGCTTAGTGGAAACAATGTTTTGCCCCGTGGCACTTATGTGAAGTTTGACATTGACTCCTATTTGGAATCAATGATGAAAGACGAAATGATGACCGAAACTCCCGACATGACAGAAACTATTGAGGAGACGAATTCATGAAACTAACCCTGTCCGCAGGTTTCGCAGTAGATGTTGAAGCCGCAGCTGGTGAAGCACCGACCCGCACCATCTCTGGTATTGCCGTTCCCTATGGCGTATCCGCAACAGTGAGCGACGGAACACAAGTCCAGTTCGCTCCAGGCTCGCTACCCATTGACGGTAAAGCACCCAAACTTTTTATGTACCACGACTCAAGCCAGCCTGTCGGAATCGTGACCAGCAGAAGCGAAGCACCCGATGGTTCGGGGATGTTATTTCAAGCAAAAATAGTTTCAACGCCCGCTGGCGATGCAGCCCTCCAAATGGCAAAAGAGGGCGTTCTTGATTCGGTTAGCGTCGGGATTGACGTAGTTGACTCCTATCGCGCAGAGGACGGAACTTTAGTCATCAAATCAAGTTTGTGGCGCGAATTGAGCCTTGTCCCCATACCCGCATTCAGCGGTGCTACTATCACAGATGTGGCCGCTTCAGCAGACACAACCCCCGACGAAATCTCAGTAACAGAACCACAAGTCGAGGAGACAATCATGTCGGAACACATCGAAGCCGCAGCACCTGAAGCCGCGCCAACCGCACCCACCATTTTCGCATCAGCAAAGAAGGCTCCGCGCCTTCCTTCGGCTGGCGAGTGGATGGCCGCTTTCCACCAAGGCGGAGAAACTTTCTCCAAGGTAAACGCATCGGTCAACGATTGGAAGGCTGAACATCAGTCAACCTACGAAGCAGCTGCAGGCGATGTCGCCACGACCAACACCCCAGGTCTTTTGCCAGTTCCCGTGTTGGGCCCGCTCGTGCAAAATATCAATTTCGTCAGGCCTGTCATCAATCGTCTTGGCGCTCGCGCTTATCCCGACAACGGCCAGCAAAAAACGTTCGTGAGACCCACTATCACGACTCATACATCAACGGCCGCTCAATCGGCAGAATTTGATGCAGTGTCAGCAACGACCATGGTTATCGCCTCGAATACGATCAGCAAGACCACAGTTGCCGGTCAGGTTTCGTTGTCAATGCAAGACATTGACTTCACTTCACCTGCAGCAATGGAATTGATCATGGCTGACCTTATGGGCGAACTCATGCTTAAGACCGACGACATTGCAGCCGATGCACTTTTGACCGCTGCAACATCATCGGGCGTGTGGGACTTGTCAGCAACCGACTTGATGAAGTCGCTCTACGACGCCGCAGTTGACGTCAGCAACGGCACCAACTTTTTCCCAGACACCTTGTTCGTCTCGCCAGACGTATGGGGCCAGTTGGGACAGGTCGTTGACGGAAGCAACCGTCCGTTGTTCCCGTATGTCGGCGCACCTGGTCTTGCAGGACAGAACGCACTCGGTGGCGGAAACGCAACCACATGGGTCGGCTCTAACCCCCTCGGACTTGAGATCGTCGTTGACAGTAACTTCGCTGCCAAGACCATGATTGTCACCAACGCTTCCAAGGCATTCGAGTACTACGAATCAGTACGCGGAATCCTGAGCGTTGAGCAGCCTGCCACCCTCAGCCGTTTGTTCTCGGTTCACGCTTACTGCAGCACCTTCGCCGCAGTCAGCTCCATGATCCGCAAGATCACACAAGCCTGATCGGGGGTCGCTATGGCAGCGACTTACACAATCCAGACAGCGGTAATCGTTCCTGGCTATGTCACCGTAACAACGCTGACACCAAACGAAATCGTCGTCGGTGCATCCATAACCGTCGCCAATGCTGGGGCCGCATACAACGGAGTCAAATCTGTTTATGCGATGCCTCAGTATTTGCCAGTCAATGTTGACACCGAAGGTCTTATCGAATACGACACTTCGTACCCGCTTGAAAACGCGATTATGTGGGCGGACACACAAACGCCTGACGAACTGCACGCTCAGACCGGCACGATTACTTTTGACCAAACGTGCACTTGGATCACTGGACCGCAAATTGCCACATATCTCGGCATCACGACAAGCGGTGACGAAACCGCTTTCTTAGTTCAGTGTGCAGCTGCGGCTAACGCGTTCTGCTTTAGGCGTCGTCAAGAATCGTCGTACATTGATTCGTTGTCAACTTCACCTGGCGGAGATGTCACCCTCGGAACTTTGATGTACGGATCAGCCCTTTACCGTCAGCGTGGGTCGGTTGACCAGTTCGCGTCGTTTACTGACATGGCGTCAGCGCCCGTTGTAGGACTCTCAGGCATCGTCAAACAGTTGTTAGGCATCAACAGACCACAGGTCGCCTGAAATGGCTTACACGGACTTTTTGAATGAGGCCCTAGATGATCTGGTCACTACTCTCCAAACTATTCCGAACCTTAGGGTGGTTAACGATCCTCGCAATATCGCTCCACCTTGCGCTTTTGTGGATGCTCCATCCATCGAGTCGTGGAACTACAACATCGTCAAAATGACTTTCCCTGTCACCCTTATCAGCAACGGCCCAGGCAACCTAGACGCCTTGCGCCAGCTGCTTAACCTAACGTCATTGCTAGTACTTAAAAATGTGGCAGTCATGTCAGCCAACCCCAAAGTTGTTACGGTCGGCGGAGCAGAGTACGCCGGATACGAACTAATCATTCCAATGCAAGCACAGAACGGATAAACCAATGGATCGTTACATCATCAGTTCAACTCGAGTCGGCGAGATCGGAACCGCTTTTATTGCGTCACCGTCTGACGACATTGAATGGTTACTCGCTGGAGGGTTCATTCAGCGTTCCGACACCCATCCGTCTAAGGGTGCTAAATTAGCGACGAAGCCCGACGCGACCAAGAACACAAAGGATTGATCCGTCATGGCAACTTCTACTTATCTTTCAAACCCAGTCGTCTCAATTGGCGCAGTGGACATTTCTGATCAGTGCACAAGCGCAAACTTGTCGCAAAAAATCATGGCTTTGCCTGACAATGCGTTCGGCTCAACTTCCACAAGTTTTACGGCTGGTTTGCAGGACAACACTTTGACCTTGGAACTTTTTTGGAGCACGGCCAGCAGTGAGACTTACGCAACTTTTAAATCGCTTGTCGGAACCAAAATTGCGTCAGTAACCATTAAAGGAAGTTCGGGCGCTACAACCGCAACGAACCCACTTGGAACCTTGGCAAACTCATATCTTGAGGAATTGCCTGTCGTGTACTCGCTTGGAGAATTAAGCCGTTGCACCATCGTTCTGCGTGGCGGCACGTTCGCCTGGACTGAATCCTGATCTAACAAACCCCGAACAAAGGACCCGACATGAAACTAACGATCCGATTCGACATCGGCTACGGACCTGCCACGATCACGACAACGCTTGCAACGCTTGTCGCATGGGAACGCAAGTTTAAAATGAAAACGTCTGACCTTGCCGACAACTTCGGTATGGAGGACATGGCTTTCATGGCATGGCACTCAGCCAAAGTCCAGACCGAACACGGCCAGTCAATCCCAGTTGAATTTGACTCGTTTGTTAACAAACTTGTTGAAATTGAGATCGTGAGCACTGCGTCCGCAAACCCTACGAAAGCGGATCGCACCGCCACTCTTTAGCCCAACTTTTAGTCATAACAGGCTGGTGGCCACCTGGTATAGACTTTGATTCAGACGACCTCTCGACAGTCGCAAAGATCTTAAAGGAGAGGTGAACCATGTCAATGCAAATACAAGGACTTGAGTCCACTCTTAAAGTTCTTAAAACGGTGCAGCCCGAAGTCCAAAAGCAGTTCTTTAAGGACGCTAAAAAGATCCTCAAACCTGTCGTTGATGAGGCGAAAAAGTTGTATCCGTATGGCGACCCAACTAAAAAGAATGGCGCTTGGCCGTCTGGTATGAGTCGCACCTGGGCACCTAGTGGCAGACCGTTGTTTCCTTACTCACAAAGCACCGCTATTCGAGGCGTCAAAATTGAGACGTCATTGTCAAAGAAAAAGGATGCTGTCCTCAGTCTTGTAAACAAAGACGCTGCAGCTTCAATTGTGGAGTTTGCCGGTACTAATTCAAACCGTTTAGCGGACGCTTTGAACGGGTGGTCAGAAAAGCCTCGAGTGATGTGGCGCGCATACGAAAACAACGCTGGTCAGGTTGAATCGCAAATGAAAGTTTCGGTTGATGAAGTTATGGCGTTAATTAACCAGGTAACAAAAACGGTGGTGGTCTAATGGCTATTCGAATCCCAATCATTACTGACCTGCAAGACAAAGGGATTAGGGACGCCAAGACAGCCTTTGGCAACTTTAAGACTGCCGTTAAAGACGCTGAAGGCGGTTTAGGAAAGTTTAAGGCTGGTTCAAAGGCTGCTTTTGATGGTGTCAAAGCGCAAGCTGGCAACATGGCCCTGATGGCTGGAACTGCCATTGCTACTTTTGCTATTAAAGCAATCGGAGACTTCCAAGACCTAGCGATCGCTGCAGGCAAATTTAGTGATGCCACTGGTTTAACTGTTGAGGATGCTTCCAAGTTTATGGAAGCCGCCGGTGACATCGGCGTACCTGTTGACAAACTTGAAACTGCTATCGGCAAATTAAACCGAACTATTGGAGCCGACCCTGACAAAGTTCGTGACCTTGGCGTAGACCTCGTATATCTAAACGACGGATCGTTAGACGTCAACGAAACATTTTTAAACACGATTGACCGCATTAAAGCAATTAAAGACCCTGCAGAGAAAGCCAAGGTTGCCGCTCAGCTGCTTGGCAAAGGCTGGCAGGACATGGCCGAACTTATTGAAATGGGCGCTGATGATCTTAAAGCGTCACTAGACAGCGTTGACGACTCAAAGATCATTGACAAAGAGGAAGTTGACAAAGCCAAAAACTATCGCGCCGCTATGGATAACCTCAAAGATTCTTTTGAGAAAATGGCTATAAACCTTGGAGAACGTTTACTTCCCAAAGTTGCTGAGTTGCTTGACTTGTTAGCCAAATTACCTGAAGCGTTGCGTGGTGCTGGTGGCGTCGTTGAGGATGCTTTCTCAGATGCAGACTTGGCAGAAATGGGCAACGAGGCTGCAGCTGCACGAATTGAAATGAAAGCCCTTGCTGATATGTACGGGGGTTATTACGCCAGTCGAGTGCAGGGTGCCAAAGACGACACCTACAAACTTGAGGAACAAATGTTGTTACTTGAGGAAGCAACAGCTGCAACCGAGGAAGCATTCCAAAACCTTAAAAACGAATTAAAACTTGACAGTGCAGTTGCAGACGCTAAAGGAATGCTTCAGCAGCTGAAAGAAAAAGCCGTCGAAGCGTTCCAAGGTGCCGACGGTGCTTTAAGTGAATACGAACAGGGCCTTATTGACGCCAAACTTAAGATCCTTGATCTTGCCGAAACCATAACTTTGACTGATTCGGAAAAGAATCGGATTCGAGTTCTTGTTGATACTGGTCAACTTGAAAAGGCTTTAGCCATGATTGAGGCGATTGGGAACACCGAAAAGTTCAAAAAGTTGTATGGCGGTACTACCGATCCTTTTGCGGCTATTGCTGGCGCTAACACATTTGACCTTTCGGGTTTGCAGTTTCGTGGCAACGGCGGTCCGGTCATGTCGGGCAGTTCGTACATTGTGGGTGAGCGCGGGCCAGAGTTGTTCACACCGTCGTCGTCTGGGAACATCACGCCGAACGGTGCAATGGGCGGCAACACGATCACGGTCAATGTCAATGGTGGCGACCCCAACGCTGTTGTCGCAGCTCTACGGACCTATATGTTCCGTAACGGCCCGTTACCAATCACGGTGGCGTAATGGCTTCAATCACATGGACAGCATTTAAAGTCGTTGGCGCAACTTTTACCCAATTAAACGATTTGCAGTCAATAAATTTCACTGTTAA